AGCCAGAGTTCAAGAGGCCGCCGAAGAACGGCCGCTGGCCGTTTTTGTTCTGCCATGCATAAGCCGCCTCATAGGTCTCCGAACCCGCCGTGACATCATCCGGCATCTGCAGGATCGGATATTCGCGGAAGAATTTTTCTCTCTTGATATATCCGCTTCTGGAATAGTTTGAATCTCCTTCACCGTTCAACGCCAGGACGTCCGGAAGCAGTACATAGCCGTCGCCGTAAGCGTCGCTGTACTTCGACGGATCGGTGCAGACATACATTTCCAGGCCCATCTTGTCCGCATTGAACTTAAGGTTCATACCGTCAACGCCGGTGTGCAGCATTCCCCAGAAGTCCTCGACATACAGAGCGCGGACAGAGTGAATGCCGTCGTTCGGGCCTGCCGTACCGTTGGCGCTTGCCATGGATACGGTCGCGCCGGTCTTCTGTGCGCAACGCCATACCTTCGACGTACCTGCTGTGATGTTGACGCCCGCGCCATCGAATGTAATATCGACTGCATTATCGTAGCCGGTGCTTTCGCTGATCGCCGTGATCACTCTGTCTCTGGCAATGGAGAAATTCCACATGTCCGTGCCGATGCAGATAGTCTGTCCAACCGCCATCTTGGAGGCGTTGCCCTTCGTGATCGTGATCGTGTTGGTCCCGGTCTCCGTGTTCAACGCAGCATAAGCGGTTGAGCCGGAATCGCAGAAGCCGCGGCCGAACGTGGTTCTGAAATTGGCGTTTGCGCTCATGATCTCCATGAGATATGTCATGATCTCCCATGCCCATACATCGACGATCTGCCAGTTTGAACCGTTGGTCTTGACCGAAGTTCTGTCTGCTGTGACCGTTCTGCTGTATGCCGGGAACATGCCCGCTGCCGACACGAAGTGGCCCGCACTGTTCAAAGCGCCGAGGAAGATCGGGAAGTAGAAGTGATCGACTTCCGTTCCATCCGCGCGCTTCATCAGGTCTTTGACGTAGACGCTATTTGGGTAGCGCGGTGAATCAGCAATGATTTTGTACTCCCAGTTCTGGCCGCTCTCGTCCTTCTGGAAGAAGTGAGATACATACATTTCCGTCGGCACTTCGTCCATGACGGACGTATCTTCTGCCGCGGTCCCTTCTGTGGCGTACCAGTCAAAGTCAGCGTCTCCGAGGTATGCAAGCACGGTCCCGTCCATCTTCAGATTGCACGGCTTTATCTGGTTGTACGGCCACATCTCCATAAGGTCGTTCTGTACGGATTCGTCGCCGCGTGCATACTCTACAGTCGCGCCGGTTGCCTGTCCGATCCTGGTCCACGCTGTCGCGCTCTGCGGCGTTCCGTCCGCTGCGCACTTTCTCTTGATACCGACCATTCCGGCGCTGGCTTCTTCGAGCGCGTTGACTCTGACCTCCAGCTCTTCAAAATCCTCGATGGATACCAGACCGCCCGGGCTGACTTTGATCGTGATGCTGGTCGCATTGCCGACGGACATGTAGTCGATATAGCGGAGAGAACCCGGAGCGACGTTATTGAATGCGGGCATCCAGTCCGGATGTTCCGGATCAGCTACGGTGATGGAGTAAAGAATCTCGTTTCCGTCGCTGCCCTTTGCGAACACGCCGACTTCGGTCACATAGTACCCTTCCGTTACTTCCAGGTTGGAAGCATTCAGCGTCAGCTTGCAGGTCGCATTGTTTACGACTTCCGCCTTTGTAACCGGGAAAGTGTTCTTCGGTGACTTCAGCGCGACCATGGCCGCAAGCGCTTCTGTTGACTCGCTTCCAGTGTACGTTCCGTTTCCGAGCTGGAATCTTGTGAACTCAATCGAGCTTGATGTTCCGGCAAGGCACTTCGCATGGAGCGCCGAGCCTGCTGCCGTCAGCACCTTTTTATAATTTCCAAGCATTTTGAAACCTCCATGAAATATTCTTCAAGCGCCGCCCCCTGGCGCGTGAATTTTGGTTAATACACAATAACTGCCTGCATAAACGTCATTAGATGCGTTCCGCTTTCAGCTGTACACGTAACCGTAATAACGTCGCCTTTTTTTGCGGCGAACGATTTATTGACCATGGTCGAACGCCACAGATAGTTCGTTCCCGTCAGGTCTCTGTTATCCATGACCGCTCCGTTTTTCAGTATTCTGCATAAGCCGTTGCCGGTTCCGTTATGCTTCGCCGCGAACCCACCGTAATAAACCGTGCCGTCTTCCGGCATCGTGAATGACGCTGATTCTGATGTCTCGTAATCTGCTGAAGATGCGCCAAATCCTCTGATCGCTCCGGCCGATATACACTTTTTGTTTCCGTACCATGTTCCGGTGATTCCGGCGTAGGAAGCGCCTTTTCGTATATTTGCCGCCGTCAGATTCATGCTGCCGGTCATCTTCCCGTCTTTTCCGTATGCCGTTTTCCCTTTAAATATCTGTTCCGCGGTTGCTGTCGCATCGCTTCCGTAGGTGCCTTTCAATCCCGCAATCGTCGTTCCGTTTTTGATAACAGACGCGACAATACCGAGCGCGGTTCTTATCTGTGCATAGGTTCTCGAAAGATAATTCCCTTTGGTGTATCTTCCGGTCTCTGGTACGATAAAGCGGAGTGTCGAGCTGTCGTCGTCCGCTTTTGAATCACTTGCGGCCACATTTCCTTTATCCGGCATGGATCCGTCACGATATGCTCCGTTTACCCACGCTCCGTAGCCTTCGAGGATTTGCGCTGCTGCCGCTGCTGTGTCTCCTTCTTTCGGCTGCGTCTGTGATGATAGCGAAGCCGCTGTGACTTTTCCTGCCTGGTGAAAGCCTTTTTGAATGTTGTAGACTTCTCCGCATTTCAGCGTTGCCGCTGCCGCCGCGTAGTCTCCCGCGCTTCCGATCTGACGCCCGTTCTTGTCGTAATATACTTTTCCGTCTCTGACATCGGCCCCGGCTGCCGTCGAATCTCTGCCGAATGTCCCCGTTACCCCGCCGATTTCTTCCCCGTTTGCAATCACGCCCGGTTCAATACCTATTTCTGCCGGATAGATGCCGACATAGGCGTTTCCGCTTCCCGGATATTTCCCGCGCGGCGGCGCGATGGCGATCTGTTTGTCTCCGTTTGTGTCCGTTGTAGTTGCTACTCTTACTGACTGGTGAACAGGTATATTTGGCTGCGATGGAGAAAAGCCGGGCGCGCCATGCATGTTCTCGCGGTTTTCCAGTGTCCCCGTCTGTTCCTCTTCTGAGCCTTCCCCGATGAAGGTAAGCCCCTCCGGTACATCTGCTGCGGTCGCTGTCAGCGCATCATAATCAATCGTGTCGCCTCCCGGCATCATTCGTAAGATCATGTCATGCCTCCTTTACGCCCACAATTTTTAAGCCGAAGTTCGCGGCTGGTTTCCGCTCATAGCACGTCAGCCTGACCTTTCCTTCCAGGCCTTCCGCGGTTCCCTTTCCGAAGAATAGTGAAGATGCTTTCTTCTCCGCCACGATCCCCGCTGCCGTCGTTGCAATGACGTTTGCCCACACTTCGGCGTCTGTCTCCGCAGTCATATTGGTCACTGTCTTTTCCTGAGTGAATGCTGTCACTCCGCCGGAAGATGATTCGATCCAATCGGCGGTATTGACCGTAAGTGTTACCTGGTCAAATTTTTCTTCCAGTTTGGCCACCTTTTCTTGCAGTGTTGAGATGTTATTCTTGTTCGTCGTGATCTGCCGCTGCAGGGTTTCTGATGCTTCCGAGCCTAACGGAAGCTTGAAGTATCCGTATTCTCCGGACTGAAGGAGCATCCACACGTAGATTTCCGCGCTGTCTGTGTCAATGTATACCGCATCCGTCATGCCGACTTCCGGAAACTCCGCCAATGGCCTTGATACGACCGGCGTGTCTGCCCAGCCATATTCCGATTCCAGGTCGGAGCGTTTTCGGAGGAACTGTCCTTCTGCTCCGCCTGAAAGTCCGGCGATGATCTGCAAGACGCTGTTCCGGAACGCGGTATACTCCGCCGCGGAAACGTGCGCTCCATCCATGTTAATTGTGACGGATGAGGAATTGGCGACTTCCAGATTGATTCTCTGAACAATGTTGGAGTATCCCGTTCCATTGTATGCCGGAACGTATGTCGCTTCTGTTTCCGCCGCAAGGATCGCATAGAGGATGGTTCCTTCGTCCGGGTCCCGCGCCATGATGCCCGCTTCGTTCAAGTAATAAAGCTGCGTCAGGTTTTCATTTGTGATGTTGACCGTAACCACTACGGTTGAGGGATTGCCAGACGGAATGGATATGTCCGAGAACGGCAGCTCCTGCCGCGGTTCCTTCAGGGCGGTAGCATATTCCAGGTCTTCGTCTTCGTCCCACAGGCCCGAGCCTGTGACAAATGCCGTAAACTCTATGTTTGTGAGATCAGCCTGTGCTTTTGCGATAAGCTGCTGCCCTTTTCGTGTAAGTGCATATCTTGTAAATATAGCCATGGTTTACGCCTCCTATTTCAGTACAGCAACGGTGTCCTGCACCACGCCGAAGCCGGTGTAGATTCCTTCCGGCCATTCCGCTTCGCCTATTGTTTCTACCGTCACGGACAGTGAATCGTAGGCGACGCCGACAGCCAGATGAAGCGGCAGTTCGCATTCCTGTTCCCGTTCTTTTCTGAACAGCGTGATATCTTCGACCAGCTCCGACACTTCTCCGAGTGCAAAATATTCCCCGATCGGATACGCCTGATCCGGATCATTTATATTCACGTCGTTCAGGAGCGACTGCTCTTCATGCCAGGATGAACCGAAAAGATGCATCCATGGAGCTTCGATATCTCTGATGCCTGTAATGGATGCCAGAACGGACCGTACGTTTTTGACACTCCGGATAATCCGTTCGATCCTTGCGGCCGTCTCCGGCGAAAACCGCGCCGTGGTCTCTATCTCGAACATATACGGATCCAGTCCGTTCTCGAACCATTCAGTGACCTTTCCGCTCCCGAAGACGGTATTGACCATTCTTTCAACCGCTGCCGTCGTTCCTGACTGCATCTCATTGATGATTGCATCCTTCAGCGTTTGCCTGCGCGTTTCTTCGTCCGCCGTGTCGTCATAGTACGGCGCGTCGATCTCTGCCGCCAGAGCGTCTACGACTTCGATATCCAGGCTGTCGATATCGGTGTTTACCATGGATTTTAGCGTGTAGTCCCTGAGTCTCTGCGATGATGCCCGCAGTGCCCATGAGAGAGCGCGTACTTTCGGCAGCTTCCGCATCGGTTCCGGGCAGAGTTCGTAAAACATGACATCGAATAAATCAGTCATTTTCCACGCCTCCATAAGTGATCGTCTTCGTGCCCGCGACCGGAACGGATCCTGACGGAACGACCGTGAATGACGGGCTGCTTAATACGACTCGTTTTGCTCCTGCCGCCATGACAAGCCGTACCAGATAGTCTGGCACAATGTCCCGCCCGATTACGCCGGTCTGCCATGCGATATAGTCCTCGACTGCCTGTGCTACCTGCTTCTGAATAGCCGCTGCCTGGTTCCTTTCGGAATAGTTTATGTAGTATGTAAAGCTGACATTGAACGTCACTGTTCCCGCTGCCACGGCAATGAGATTGTCTGTGAGCGGCCTTCTTGTCTTCTCTGATAGATAAGCCTTCAGGCCGTCCAGGAAGTCACTGTCCGGAAGCTCCGAGTCTTCCAGAAGGACATATATCTTTACGACGCCCGGCGTCCCGTCTTCTATGTATGCGTCTTCAATCAGGCTGCTGTACGACATGACCCAAAACTTGTACGCATCCTCTGCTCCGGCCGTGTTCCATTCCGCTCTCGCCGCGTAGACACGAAGCCGCAGTTCGTCGTCCGACTCCGCATCGGTTCCGCCCTGTGACGCTGTGATGTTTGCCACAGATGCCACATAGCCGATACGGTCAACCAGTGTGCTTAATACGCCTGTTTCAATGCCATTCTTCGCGCTGCCGTACTCCGTGCATGTGCACGCCACATCGACATAGGTTTCTCCCGCTGCCACTTCCGCATATTCATTCGTCGCGAAATAGATTCCGTTGCCGTCTGATACCCTTGTGCCCTGCGGTATCGCAATAACGGACTGTTGCGCCGCAGAAAGAGTGAAGCGGACCGTTGTTGTAGCCGCATTGCCCTCTGACCGTGCGATTCCGAAACGGGCAGCGTAATTGTCGAGATATGCCCCTGTCGCGTACTTCAGCATATTCATCTTGCCCATGTTGTCTATCCAGAGCGCCTGCTGATATGTCCGGCTGGAATTGACCATGATCAGGATCCGCCACGGCGAAGCCTCCGGAAGAACAAGCGTCGTTCCGGTGATCTCTTTGTATCTTGTCTGGAAGTCCGCAATCTCATAGGCGTATTCCTGTTCAAGAGTCAGGTTGTCTATGAAGCTGACTTCCGGTATGTTGTCGAATACTGTTGCCATGATCATTCCTCCAGTTCATTAACCCAAAAGTCGTACATATGGCCGTCGTCCGCTACCGTAACCACATCCCCGTCATAGCTGTCATTTTCACTTACACTGATAACCGGTGTGAGGATTCCCTGGTTGAAATCGGATTTATCCCATGTCACTTCATCTACCATTACGCGCGGCACATATCTGTCCACCTTTTCCATCGCTTCCACGGAAAAATCGTTCATGGCGATCTCCATTGGAAGCGACAGCATGTCTGTCTCTATCCCGAACTCCCGGTCAAGGACCACGGTTCCGGCTGTAATGGAAAAGAGCGTCCTTAAATCCTGCAGGATATCTTTATTCCGTGTTCCCTGAAAGATCGGTGCGTTGATCTGCATATCATTCCCTCCCCATCAGTAAACATATTCCCGGAATGTAAGCTGCAATGTTGCCTGGTATATCCCGCCGTCCCGCATCACGACGTCGTATGCTTCTGACATCTGTTCAATGCACATGCGGTACTGGCTCATGCGTCTTCCGCCGATTACCAGGTGTGCCGTTGTTCCATTCCTTACTGCGCGTTCAATGCGCCTGATCATGGTTGCCGGTCTCACTCCGAGCGTCGCGTCCAAATGGATTTCCAAAGAAGCCCCGTCCAGGTCAGGTCCTTGGAAATAACTGATCGGCTTTCCGTAAACCGGCGTCAGCGTTCCCCAGCGGCCCTTTACTGTCTTCTGCAGGTTTTTGAATGTCAGCACTCTATTGTCTGAGACTCTGAAACGTATGAGTGATCCGAAATTTCCGATAGCCATACGCCCCTCCTTATGTTCCTACCTTTGCTTCGAGCGCTGCAATGCGCTTAAGTATATTTCCTACGGTATCGCTTCCTCCTGAATCCCGGAGAAGAAGCGTACCCGTTGAGAAGTCAAGCACGGCCTGTGATACTCCGGCGCCGTTGATCTTCTGCGACTCGCTGTGCAGCACTCCAAGCACGACGCCTTCCGCGCTCCCGTTTCCGAGATGTGCCACCACTACCATGTCTCCCGCTTTTGGCGCTCTGTATAATCCGTTTGCCAGCATCGGAAGCGGCGTCGTTGCGCCCGTTCCCCTGTCCGGATACGTGACCGCTACCATGCCGGATGCGTCCACCGAGGACACCATGCCGATTCTGATAATGTCGTCCATGCCTTGCTCCTTACTGAATCAATGTCGGTATTTTGTACGCTTCTATGGTTTCCTTGAAATTTCCATTGCTCACATCAAAAGAAACCTTCGTCACGAAATACCGTCCATCTACTCTCCCGCCGAACAATTCCAACGTAACCACGGAAGACGCGGCGATGAACCGCGGGACTGTGATTCCGAAAGAGACCGTCGCTGCCTGCCGGTTTGCATCGTTAAGCGCATTCCTTGCCTTTTCCAGAGCTTCCGCCTCCGTCTTAACTGATTGGTTGAGATACAGAAGCCTTTCCGGCGTTCCCACGGAAACGTCGATTGTGGTTTTCTTCTTTGAATCCGTATATGCAAGCCGTGCCCCGGTGTAACTGCCCTGGGCTGTTGAGGTAAAATGGCAGTCCGTGCATATGTCTCCGTTGATTGTGAGAACGGATTCCTTCGCTTCGTATACCGCGAGATCGTAGATGATGATTTTGTCTGAATAGACTTTCATCTTCTTGCCGTAATCGTCGCAGACTTTCTTCAGGAAATCTGAATCAGTCTGTTTCGACTGCTCCACGGAATCAATGATTGCCGTGTCTGCTGCATCGAACACCAATGTCAGTCCGGCGTTCCCGGTAAGCTCTTGCGCGATCTTCTGCAGGGTTACCGCCTGCCACGTCTTAGACTTCTCCGTAACTGTAAAATCCTGAACGATAGGTTTTGAGACCGCTTCAAAATTGATCACGCGGTCCGGCCATGTCAGATCCACGGTATCCACATAGAAAGCGCCGCATGGATACTCGATATCCGGCCAATGGTCCGGAGAATAGATCAGTTTCGGCTCTATCCTGTCGAACGGATCCGGATACCAGTTGTTTCCCCATCGTCCATCTATGTTGTCACACTCCATGGATATGCGATCTGAATTACTGTGCGCTTCGTCGGTGTAGGAAAACTTTGACAATGCGCTGCTGAATATCTTTGTCGCGTCCACGGCCATGTACTTGATGCCGACATTGACCTGCCTCGTTCCCCGTATCGGCACAGAGTAGTACATTCCGCCCCCTGGTCCATAGCTGATCTGTGCCATTACTGCCTCCAAGCCGGGAGAGAAATATCAGAACCGAACGTAACTTCAGGGCATTGAAGCTCTGTTCCCGCGCTGAAGATGATCGTCCGAAGATGCTCCGGATTCGCCTTCATCAGAAGGTCCGCTTTCATCTCGTCCCCGTATACTTCCTTCGCGATCTGGTCCCACATATCCCCGGATTTCGTTACGTATGTCGTCATATCTCACCCCATAAAAAGATTTGCGAAGGACATTTCTGTCCCTCGCAAATCCCGTTTCTTATACTGTTGCAAACCCGTAGCGCTTTTTCCTCTTCATCAGACGGTCGTACATCCTCTCGAACTCATCCATTGCCATGCTGAGACCGGCCTGCACTTCGTTTCTGTCCGCGTTCCCCATGATCGTGATCTGCGGAGAGAAGATGATATCACCGCTGCCGCCGAATCCAGCGCCGTCAAGGCTCTGAAGTTCCCGTTCATGTACGCCAAGCATCCGTCCGGCCTGCTGCCACAACGCGACGTTCTCCCGCCGCGCAGAGCGCTGGAAGGAGATAACCGCTTCTGTCCCGGCTTCGCCCGCAATGGACGGACCCGTTGTGAAGCCGCCCTGTGCCAGCATCGGGATATTGAGCGGTCCGAATTGCTTTCCGCCCCATACCGGGACCCAATCCGGAATGTTTACCGAGATTCCGTTTATGCTGCTGATAACGCTGTTTATGATTCCTTTGATTGCATCAATCGGCGTCTGCACCAGACCAATCATTGCCTCAAACGCACCGCCGAGCATCGTCTTGCAGCCTTCCCATACCTGCCCCCAGTTTCCTGTAAACACTCCGGTAAGGAAGTCTATAAGCCCTTGGAAGAATGTCTGGATGCCCTGCACGATTGTAAGTATTCCAGTAGATAAAATTTGGAATCCGGTAAGCACGGCCGGAACCACCACGCTTCCCACATTCAAAAGTGCGGTAGCTACTGCCGCGATAATGGGCGATGCCGCCTGAATAACCTGCGCAATGGTCGTAAACACCGTCATAACAGCGGACCCGAGCGCGCTGAAAATCGCCGCAATCGTAGGCGCTGCTGCCGTGAATGTCTGTAGGAGTATCGGTACTACCGTTTGAGTGATGAAGTTGAATATATCGAGGATGATCGGTTTTACGTAGGTTGTGGCGAATGAAACGATCTGTCCGACCACACCCATGATAGACTGCAGGATCGTTACCAGACCGCCGAATGCAGCCCCGGCATTGTCCCCGAACATTCCGGTTATTGCCTGTTGAACCGGCGCGAGTGCTTTTGCTACGCCGCCGTCAGCAAACAGCCCCTTTATAAAATCACCAACCTGTGAAAGTTTCCCGGTAAAGGTGTCGAAGATTGCAACGCCCTTTTCTCCGAAGACGTTCCCGATAATCGTTCGGATATCTTCAAGATGATCTCCGAGAATACTCACAACGGCAATGATGCCTGATATCGCCAGCACCACCGGCGCGGCTCCCGTGACCAGGCTTCCAAATCCTGATGCAATCGGCCCCCAAACAGCGCCTCCGAGATTCGCCGCCGCTCCGCCAAACTGCAATCCGGCGCCGCCAATGCCCTGCATAAACGGCAGTGCCTTAGCTCCGAACCCGGCGGCCTTGCCTGCTGCCCCGCCGATAAACTGCCCCGCTTTACTGTTTTGCAGCATAGCGAGTCCGGCACCTGCTTTTGTCTTCAGCGCATCTACGCCCATGCCGCCGAGCATCAGCCCGCCGTCCACAAGGTCCTTGAAGGTTGCCCCGTAAATGCCTTTCAGGATTTCTCCTGTTACGCTGGCTGTTCCCTTCGCAGCCCCAATGAGGCCGCCGCCGATTTTGGTGCCGCCGAGTCCCTTGATCCCGCCGAGAATATTGCCGCCCCAAGCCTTTCCTGAGCCAAGCAGCCCGCCGAGCAGATTCTTTGCACCCGGAATCATGCCGCCTTTCACATTGCCATTCTTCAGCTTATGCCCAAACAGCATTGTCGAAAGCGTCTCCGGCGCACCCGTAATGCCCTTGATAAGTCCTCCGCTTCTTCCGCCGAATGCTGACTTTGAGCCGAAGAGAAGATTTGCTCCGCCACCGAGGAGTCCTTCTATGGCGGGAGCAAACTTCATGCCGACGAATGCAGCCGCGATCTTTCCGATGGTTGCTGCCACCTGCGGTCCGTTGTTATTCACATAGTCGAGGGCCTGTGTGAAATACGGCAGATACTTTTCTATCATGTCTCCGACTTTGGAAAGTCCTTTTGTTGCCAGGTCGGCCAACGTCCCGGAAAGCTGCTGCAACTGCGGCATGTTATCATTCAGCCGGAGGAATAGATTTCTGATGCCGTCGTCCCACTGTGTCTGCAATGGAACAAAGCTCTTTCCGATATTCACCTTGAACATATCAATGGCGCTGTTCCGCATCTGCCTTACGGCTTCCGGCGTTGCGGTTTTGATGTCGAACTCGCGCTGCATACTGTTCATGTATGCTTCCTGGTCTGATACCATTTCCAGAGCTTTCCGGTATACGTCCAGGTTATTTACGATCTTCGCTCCGCCCTCTGCGGCCCATACTCCGAAAAGCTGTCCGACTGCATTCAGCCTCCGCTCCTGCGGAAGATTTGCGATTCCTTCAAACAGCGTATTCAGCGTTCCGATGCTGTCCTCGGTCATGGATTTTGACACCCATTCCGCAGTAAGCCCCATCTCCTGGAGAACGCCTTTCTGCTTCTTGGTCATATCCGCCCCCTTGGACAGATTCAGGGCCATTCTCTTGATGCTGGTTCCCACGCGGTCCGAAGCAACACCCGTTGCAAGCATCGCGTCTGCCAGTGCTGCGGTTGTTGAAGGATCAATTCCCGCGAGTGACCCGAGGGAAGCGGACTGATTCACCGCGTTTGCGATCTCTGCTGCCGTTGTTGCGCTGTTTGCGCCCAGGTAGTTAATCTGGTTTGCCAGTTCCATTACCTGATCGTGGGACATGTTAAAAGAATTTTCCCACTTCGCGCCGTACTCTGCCGCTTCCTTCGCCTCGATATCCCATGCTGCCGCCATGACTGCTGCGTCTTTGATCAGGCCTCCGATGTTTCCTTTTGAATCCACCTGAAACATCTGCTCAATCGTCTTGCCGGACTGACCCATTGCCGCAGTCATTTCCGCAAGGTATTCGCGCGTAAGCGGAACCTGTGTGCTTACTTTCTGGATAGCGTCGTAGACGAACTCGTAGTTTTCGGCATATGTCTTGCCATTCGAGGCTTTTCCAAGAGTCCCATCAAGAGCTTTTGCCGCTGCGCCGATATTTCCCATTTCATCAGCCATGCCATCAACATACTTAATGACATCGCCAAGTTCATTCTGGTACTTCACCGCTTCATTGGCGCACGATTTCAACCCCGCAACGGTCGCCGTCGTCAGCGCTCCCATTGCTGCCAGTCCGGCGGTTCCGATCCTGCTCAGTCCTTTTGAAAAGCCACTGATCTGGCGCTGCGAAGAGTTGAGAGCGGACAAGAGGCTTTTGTCCATCTTGCCCGCAATCTTTATGGTTAATGCTAATGTTTTGTCTTTCGCCATTCCTCTGCCACCTCGTTATTGATCTCCAAGAACTCCCGAATTGGCAGATTCAGATAGAAGTCCACGCCTGTGTTTGTCGCTGCCGCCAATCTGATAGCGGCTCTACGCAGCTCCTTCGCTCCGCCTTTTACTCGAAAAAACTTGAATCATTCACCGCCGTTTTCAGCTTCATGACTTCCCGGAGCGGTAAGCCCGTGAAGAAATCTTCCGGCAGGCCGGTTGCCATGGACGCCATGACGCAGGCATATACGAAGTTCTGTGTAGTATTCGCCGCCGCGAACCCTTCTTCTGCCATGCGGTTTTCAGCCCGGCTTTCGTCCAGGCTCGTCAGTTCTCCGATTCTCGACAGGTCGATCTCTGTGTATGATCTTCCATCGTATGTGTACGGCTCCGCCAGCTGCAGGATATGTCCCTTTACATTGCTGCCGGTATTCATGATGCCCATAACCGCATTCTTCACGGCTCTGGAAATGTCCAGCCTTGCAAGCTTAAAGAACTCCACCGGGAGTCCCGTTGCCTTTGCTGCGATTGCCCGTGCAAAAGCCGTGCTTACTTCGGTCAGCACGATTGCAGCGATGTCCTCCCCGTTGAAAAGTGCGCTCTGGGCGTCGATGCCGTCCCGGATGGTCATGCCCTTGATACCGTTCAGGTCGATCTCTGTATATTCCTTGCCCTCAAACACATACGGTTTCTTAAGCTGAATGACATATGCTTCGTCTCTCTCTGCCGCCTCTTTCATTTCGACTGTGTTTTCTTCCGCGGCCATGTTCTTTACTTCTGCCATGTCGGCTCCTTTCGATTCAGTTTTTGTCTTTAAGCACCAAAAAGCACAGCCCTGGCGGGACTCTTCCCGCCATAAGCCGTGCTTTTTAAATTACCTGATAGGTAATATTTATGTCAGAGCGTTGATCTCCGCCAGCATGTCAACGCCGTTCACCTTGTAAACGGAGTTGAGCTTATCCACTTCGATAAGCTGCTTGCCGTCTACTTCGATCAGGATGTAGGTCAGCTCCAGGGTGACTTCTGCTTCCATGGTCTCGCCCTTCTCGACCTTGCCAGGCTTGAAGGACTTCACGCGGCCCACTTCAACCACGCGGAGTCCCTTGTGGGTATAGCCGCCGGTCTTGTCATAGACCTGCTGTGCCGCGCGGAACGTCAGATTGACCGTCTTTGTCGGAGACAGCATATCCATTGCGGAGCTATAAAGCGTGTTGAACGGCACGACCTGCTCCATGGACTCGAACTGTCCAATGGTGGGGCTGTCGATCTCGCCGCTGATGCCGCCACCCTCGATGGTACTTGTCTTCATGTTGATCTCCGGCAGGTCCATGGACGCGCCGTTGCCGATCATCTTTGTGCCATCAAGATAGACGTTGAAATCATTGATTTTCTCAGGAACGTAATTGTTTCCGATCATGTCTCATTCCCTCCTTATGCAGTAAGCGCGGCCGCAAGGGCGTTCGGGTCGAACTCGATCACGTCCTCGATGTCCTCTGCCGGGGTGTACGGCGTGATGTACTGATGGAAGGTCAGTTTGCCGTTCAGAAGGTCTGCGGTGGTGTTCTCATCTTCGTTGAAGGTGATCTCGTACCTTGCGCAGACGCCGCGTGCGACAAAGCCATTTCCGCGTACATTCTCGCTGTCCACGATAGCTTCAATCAGACGCTTATTCGCAGGGGAGTCAACTCTCTGGAAATAGGTCAGAATGAAGGTGTTTGCCGCCCAGCTCATGAAGCGGCGGACAGAGAACCATCTGTCCTTCGGATCCGTGGTTCCCGGATATGCCGCGGTATTGTTGCCCCAAAGCCGGAAGCCGTTCATGTTCAGCCAGGTTGCCACGCCGAAGCTGTTGACGGTATTCGCCTGATCCTGATCCAGAAGAACCTCGGTACCATCAGCAAGGCAGGCCGCGGAAATCGCAATCACCTTGTTGGACGGGCTGACGTTCGGCGTGTCGTCATTGGTGGCATCGGTGTACGCGGTCAGCGCTCCCGCAAGGGAAGAACCGCTGTAGATCACGTCGCCAACCTTGCCGTACAGCCATACGTCATAAGCGTTCTCGCTGGTCGCGCCCTGTGCTTCCTTCTTGGCCTTGACATCCGCATACTTCTTTGCTCCGGTGGATCCGCAGTCGATGTCGATAATGCAGACAGACTTGAACACGCCGTTCAGCTCCTTGGTCTTTGCCTGCAGGGCTGCTGCCACAGTCGCGTTGGTGGAGAAGCGCGGCGCAAGGAGAATGCCCGGGGTCATGCCGAGCTTCGGGTAAACCTGGCGCACGACTTCAAGACCCTTCTCTGCGCCCGTGGACGCATCGACACCGCCGACAATATCTGCTGCCGTGACTGCATCCGGATTAAGCTTGTTGCCGGACACTTTGATTGATGTCGCGCCGTCTCCTTTACCGCCGGAGATCAGTACGATATCAGCGCTGCCGTCGCTCTCGAATGCCACAGTGTAGTCTTCATCCTTGGTAAGTGCCGTGGAGTCTTTCTTGACGGTCAGACCATCGAGAATCAGCCCGACGATGCCTGTCTTCGCCACGCCATCCGTTACGGTGACGGAAGTCTCTGAAACCGCGGTCTTGTGTGTTGCTGGGTCAAGCACATTGATCAGAATGATCGGACCATTGCCGACGACCTGGAAGTTTGCTGCGATTGCTTCGCAGAGCGTATACTTCTCAAAGTCCGGCACATAGCCGACCGCTTCCACGGCTTCTTTGTAGTTATAGGCGATGATCGGAGTGTTTACTGCCGCTGCCGGATCAGCCGCCATATTGACCGGAGCCGTGCCAACGATAACCTGCAGGCCAGCAGTCCCAGTTACGGGAGCAACGAGGCTTGTCGCGACTTCGCTGGTATATACTCCATGCTTATAAGTAGCCATATTCCTTTCCCTCCTTAAAGTTCAAGCTTCAGTTTGGCGAAAATAAGCGCCTCTGCCGTGCCCTTGGTTTCCAGCTTCCTGCGCATTTCCGCAAAACGGTCAACCGGAACAATCAGCGCTCTGACGAGCGGGTGCTTGTCGGTGAAGTCCTTCACTGTCTCCGGAAGCCCGCCATTAAATACGGTGAACTGTCTTGCTACTCCCCTGATCGACGGACCGCAGTAAACAAAAGAACCGGTCTCTGCCGGTTCCCTTTCCGCTTCTGCTTTCATCTCCATGAGAGCTGCCTCTTTCTCCGTTTCTTTTCTCTCCGCTTCTTCTGCCCTGATCTGATCGTCGGTCGTAAGAAGCGCCTTATCTTTCTTTGCAGTCATAAAAGTTCCTCCAGTTCGGTATCCTGCGTCATTGCCGGGGCCGTGCAGTCGAATGTCAGCGCCCCGTAGTAATACGGCCTTGTATCCTGAACCTGCAGTGCCCATGAGATCGGCTTCAGTATCGTGAACGCTCCGCCGAAATACGGTTTTGAACAGATGTGCTGCACGATATCCTCTTTGATGTTTGCCACATCCTGATATCCTTCGCGCATCTTTCCGTCGTCATAGCAGCATATAACCAGGGCAAAGCTGACGATCTGTGGTTCATCTTCCTTTCGGATTTCTCCTTCTGTCATTTGAGTTAATATGTACGGGCATGGCGCCGCTGCATAATCAGCGTCAACGTCGTTTTCTTCCGGAACCGGTAAGTCCTGCTTATAGAAAGTCAGCTCTTCCCGTCCTTCCTGTCCGACATATTTCTTCCCCTTGAACAACGTTTTCAGTTCGTCGATGAGCGCATCCTGGCAAAGCTGCGGCGTCCGACCGATACCGGCCATTTCAACCATTGTTCTGTAGTCTGCCATGCCTTACCTTCCTTTCGCCTGCGCCAACTCCAACACCCGGTATGCCCGCGTGATCAAAGCGTCCATGAGATAGTCTTCCACTCCGGATTCTACTTCTGGCCAGATGGTGCTATGCATTGCTGTTGCCGAAGGCGAACCCATTGTCTGAAGCTTTTCCACTCTGCCGTCTCTGGTCGTCCATCTTGGATATCCTTTCGCAGTTACCGTGTTTCGTGACCTTGATCCTATCACTCTCTGAACCATGCCGATGTGCCCGGACTTGAACGGAAGAAGGAAGCCTTTGCTTAAATTCCCTGCTCCTGTCAACGTTTTCATGGCGCTCGACTTCAGAACTTTGCCTTTGAAATACTCTGGCGCATTCGCTACATTGCCGCCGATGTAATACGTCCCCGGCTGGCTTTTGAAGTATCCGAGGTCATTTCGCATCGTCTCAATGAATAAGGCTGCGGTAAGGCTTTTGTTTGTCGCTACCTGTCCCTTGCCCTTTTTCTGCGACAGATCGTTCAGGTGTCTCGCTCCGGCCGCATTTACTGCATAACGCGCCTTGGCGTGTTTGATCATCTCCCGCTTTGCATATCGCGCAGTTGAGTTTAGTGCTGTTTTTGCTACCGCCGGCGTTTTTGCCTTTAGGTTTCCAAGAATGCGTTCGACCTCATTCATTCCTTCGAGTCCGATAATGATCTCGTTTCCCTGATACACAACACTCATTGCCGTACCCTCTGCATGGTCATTCGATATACGCCGTCCTCTTCTTTGCACTGTAGGATTGTGAAGGAGCGTTGCTGCTTCGTGCCTTTGTCCACAACCAGGTCTTTCCCGACCTTTGGACGCGGCCCGTAGTCCGCCGCCTTAATGTAAAGAATCGTGTGAGACGTATAGAGTCCGGTATCAAAGTTCTGCTTTGCTCCGGCTTCCCAATGCGCTGAATGCTCTCTGAGTGTGCTTTCCTCGATGATCACCGGGGCTTCTTTGCCGTCTATGGTGTGTGTCTCGGCATGTTCGTCCAGGTTAAAAAACGCAAGGCTGATGTCTGCTTTTGCGCAGTCTTTGAACGTCGGGCGCTTCCACTCTTCTTCTTCATTCTCGTAATCCTGTGTTATATCAAACAGCGCCATGTTCTACCTCCGCAAAAAGCCCCGCCCGGAAATCCCGGGCAGGGCCGCTTTTATCACAGTACGTATGCCACGAACCAGGAGTCCGCCTTGTCCGGGATCGGAAGCGGGCGTGCCTGCACTTCGAGCAGTCTTCTGTCGGGCTGATGCTTGACAAAGCTGCGGAAAATTCTCTCGGACTGAGCAGTTACCCACTGCTGAGAAGCGTCCTCGATGTAGCTGCAGGCGCCGTATGCCATCATGTATTCCGGGTTGGACGGAATCAGGATAACGGCATTGTCCGGGATCAGCGGCTTCGTCTCCGGATTCTCCGGATCGGTCCAGTCGTCCAGATATACCTCGGAATAGGTGTAGATATCCAGGCTCGGATTTGCCAGATGTGCGACGTACTTGACGCCGTTCGGCAGGTCTCTCGGCGCCACTTCGCCGTAGAGATATCTGCGGTTGTCGAGGCGCTTCATGACGGTCTCGTCGGCAAGGAAAGCGCGGAGCGCGGACTTGCCCATGATCGCCATATCGACGTTGGCAAAGCCGTTGATCAGGACTTTATCGGTCCAGTCTTCCAGATTGTCCAGGACCTTTGCTGCGGACTTGCCCCACTGAGCGGTTCCGGAAAGGGTCTGTGTGTTGGTCAGACCGAAGTTGATCACTTCGTTTACGCCCTCGCCAACGACCGGAATCTGACCGGTAACGATCGCCTGGACGGCCATCCACTCTTCGCGGCGGGTCACTGCATCGTTCAGGCGGTTGTAATCCTCGGTGAGCTGCTGTGCTGCTCTCTGTGCGGGAGTCATGCCGCTGTAAAGGGTCTCGCCCGGAAGACGATTCATAAGACGGTCCGCAGTGGTGATGTCGGACGGATTGATCAGCGGAGCTGCGTAGCTCTCGGTCTTATACCCGTCTGCGGTCAGCGCCTTGCCGCCGATTCTCGGATGCACGAATGCTGCCATCCGTCTGTTGCCCTTCTTGATGTCGATGTCTACGCGCTCGGTTACGAAGGTCTTTACGTTGGTGAAGAACTTGTCCTTGAAGAACGTATGAACCGGCGGTGCGGTTCTCACGACCTCCGCAAGGTAACGCGGCTCGTAAATGCTTACTGTATTCGCCATGTCTTATTCCTCCTCTTAAATCACTTTAAGAAAATGCCGATGTTCCTGAATCCGACTTCCAGATCCGCTGCGGTCACGCCATCCGGCAGCGCCAGCTTGTCTGCGAAGAACTCTCCGGACAGATAGATCACGATAGGTTCATCCGCTGCGGCGTCCTCTGCTGCAATGCCGTACAGAGTATCTGCCTTTGCGGAAACCGCTGCTGCCTTGCCGTTGCTGTCCAGCTTAACCGGCGCGCCCTTGCTGATTGCGCCTGCTGCCGTCTTTGCCGTTGTCTCAATCGCTACGTTTGCACCAGCGATGAGATAATCCGGCTCTGTGGAAAAGGTCTGCTTTGCTAAATTCATTCCCATGATTCAAGCCTCCTTATCTCTTATTCTGTTCCCTGATCGCGTTCATGAACTCGTCAGGCTCGTTGCCGCCGCCGACAACCGGCGTGGACTTCACGTCGTTTACGCCGCCGTCCTTTGCGTCCTTCTGCAGGCCGTTAAGATAAGCTGCGCCCTGGGCTTTCATGTTCTTCAGCGCTGCGCGGGCGAAAGCATCCGCACTGACCGGATTCGCGAACATTGCATCATTCGCAATATCTTCGCAGCCGTCTACGCTGGTCTCCATGATGTCCTTGATGCGCTGACGCTCTGCCGCAGTAGCCTCATTCGCCGCCGCCTCTGCAAGCTGATTGCACAGCTCTGGATACGCTTTGCGCAGATCGTCAATGGTTTTGATGGTCTCCATTCCGTCTACCTCCTTTGTGGTGATGGTTTCTCCCGGCTTTACTCCGGGTGCTTTATTTTCAAAACGTCCGGCGGCGGGGGCTGCTGCCAAACTGTCCTGAACGAATTTGGGTGCCTTGTCGAAAGGCATGTTCATGCTGACGCTGTTCACGAAAAGTATGCCGTCCCGGTTCTCCACAACGGGATCCTCTTCATCCGCCAGCTCATCAATAAAGCCGTTCTCTTTTGCCTGCGATGCCGTCCACCAGCTCGTCGCATCCATCAGAGCGGCCACTTCTTCTTTGTCGCGTCCGGTCTTCTTCGCATACAGCGTCACAATGTTTTCCCGGATCGTCTCCATGGCTTCAATGCACTTCTTCAGCGTTTCCGCATCTGTGTAATCAAAGATTCCCATTCTGACCGGGTGAATCATGTACGTCGCGTCCGATGCTGCCACAACTTTATTGCAGTGACATGCAACAATAGTCGCCGCGCTCGCGCAGAGTCCATCAATCTTCGCTGTGATCTCCGCGCCGTTCTGTTCCAGCATGTTTCCAATCGTGGTTGCGGCGAATACATCTCCGCCACCAGAATTGATACGGACCGTGATTGCATCCACATGGCCAAGTGCGGCCAGATCGTCAGCGAACTCCCGCGGCGTTGCTTCGTCTCCCCACCAGGAGCGCTGCGATATATCGCCATATAAAAGCAGCTCCGCCCCGGCCTCTGCCGAATTGCGGAACTGCCAGAACTTCTTAGGCATATCCTATTCCTCCTTTGGTTTTGTTCCTGTCTGCGGCGCCGCTGTCTGGATGATCTGCGGAGCGGGATTGACGATCTCGTCCACTTCCTTTTTCCGCTTTGCTTCAATCACCCTTGCGCGGACGTTTCTGTTGTAGTCGCCGCCGGTCATTTGGGCTGTCTCATCCGCTGCCGTTGAGAAGCAGTTTTCCACTCTCATTGCCGCGGCCTGGACTTCCTGAACCGGATTCAGGTTAGTTCTCGCCGGTCCGCTCCATGTGCAGGCTACATAGGTCTTCCGGATTGCGGGATCCGCAAAGAATCCAGGCGCTTTGATACGTCCCCTTGCCACGGCTTCCGCAAACCATTCGTCGTAGATCGGCTTGCAGAAATCATCCTTAAACCAGTCCCGCTGCATAGCACATGTCCGCCAGAACTCGTTCAGTGCTCCGCGTGCTGCGCTGTAGGAAGCCGTAAACTGTTTGAACAGCACTTCCGGCGGAATCTCCAATGCTGCCCCGATCTGACGGATTACCGCATTCGTGAACTCGTCGTATCCGGTATTCGGATGCTTCGGGTCAATCGTCTTGATGTCTTCGCCCGGCGCCATGTCAACGAATGCTCCCGGGCCAAGTTCAATGCTGCTCTGGTCTTCCGAGTCAATCAGCATGTCCGGCGGAAGCATTTCTCCGAACGGTCTTCCGTCTGAAGGATTCTGTTTCAGGACCGCTACTGTGAACATCGCTGAAAGCACGGCCGCCGTTACTTCCGCGTCTGTATATCTGCCGAGCTGCTTGATCGCTTCAAGGACTGGCGCCAGAATCGGGACACCGCGCCGCTGCCCGGGTCTTTCCCGGTTCATGATGTGCAGCACGTTCCGGCGCCCTGTTTCCTTGCCGAAAGCTTCAACCCTTGTCCACTGCATCTCTCCCGGTTGAATCGTTGCCGTATTGGAAAGCGGGTGCCGGTTGCAAATCCAATAAGCGACAACTACTCCATCAGCATCCGTCTCGACGCCCTGGACAATCTGCTGAACCTTTATTCCGTTTACTTCGCACGGAACGAGGCGGTCAAAGAGATCAGGGCTGCACACCCTGTCAGCTTCAATGATTCGGATCCTGAGTGAGTACGGCTGCCCCGGTTCTTCCCGCATTGGCATCAATACAAATGCGTCTCCGCTCATCAGATACGACAGAAAGGCAAGCTGCTGAAGCTTGTAGAAGTTATCCACTCGCTCTGCGTCGCAGGCCGGGGTATCTGCCCATAGTGAGAACTCCCTGGTTATCTGCTGCTGCAGGCGTTCCAGCTCTTCGTCGCTGATCCTGAGATATTCCCCGTCGATCTGCGGCGAAGGTATCAGGCCGCCTGCAATGACGTTTGTCCGCATGGTCTTCAGCGCCGCTGCCGCCGTCGGGATCCCCATGTAGGCATCGCGGCTCCGCTGCCGAAGGATATCTATGTTGTCTTCGATATCTTCCTTTGCGCTGCCGCCCGCATAATCCCAGCCCCGCATGCTCTTCTTTGTCAGGTTTGCGCCGTAGTTTCCATATCCCGTATTGATTATTTCGAGCGCTGCCCTTGCTGCTGCTCTCCGCATGGCGTGTGTTGGGGATATCGCGGCAATCACTTTGTCTAACATATTCTGATTTGCCATTTATTCCTCCTTACACATCCCGCGGGACAAAATGATAAAGGCGATTTCTGCCGCCCGTCTTTTCTTCTGCGTCAATCTCCGCCAGCTTTCCCGCCCAGTATTCCATCTCTTCCCGTACTTCTTTCAGGTTTGCTCTGGTAAGCATCCTCGTTCCGATCTGGTAGCTTTGCCCTGTGGCAATGCTTTCCTCTGCGGCAAGCCAGGTATTCAGTTTTTCTTCGCAGATTTTTCTTGTGAAAACTGCCATATTAAATTCCTCCTGACCTTACCCGCCTGTGAAGCGTCTTTGGTGTCTGCTCCTGGTTCATCATCAGTTCCGGCGGATTCAGAACTTCCATGATTGCCTGTGCATAATTCCGGCAGTCTAACGGCTCATTTCTCTTGTGGGCACTGTCGATCAGTTCCCAAACGATCGTGCTGCGTCCCTTCCGGATCCTGACGACCATTCGTTCCGCTGTCAGACCTTTGAAATATTCCTCTCCATAGCCAGCTTCTTCATTCAGCGGGAAGTGACAGTAGTTCGGCCCGTGGTTCAGCACCTTAAGCCGCTGGAAGAGCAGCGCTTTTCCGGTGTCTACTCCGATCGTGAACAGCGGCGCTTTCTCGCGGTTGTTCTTCGTCGGGTTCGAGAAGAACGGGACGTCCTGTCCGCCTCGTCCTTTTAGCGCCCACACTCTCCGTTCCCACCTTGCCTTTGTGAATCTGTAAACCTCGTTCGCGTGATGGCCGCCAGAGTCCACAAAAGCCGCCGCAATTCGCATGATTGTTCCGTCCTTCCGGTAAAATGGCTGTAATAAAAAAGCGTCCAGATCCCGCCAGACCTGTTCGCTCACCATATCCCCGAATATTTTCTGATACCGGATGCCCCAGCTCTCCTTACCGACGCCCCATCCAACGACTTCTACTTCAAATCGGTCGTCCTGGACATCGACGCCAGCTGTCAGGATCAGTACGCCGTCCGGCACCTGTGCTTCGTAAATTTCCCTGCGGTTGATAAGCTCTGTATCGTCCATCGACGTTCCAGGCTCGTCCCAAGGCTCTCCCAGTTCTGTATTGATCCACGTTTTGAGCTTGTCGTGATCTCCCTGCTTTGACAGTTCATCCGCTACAAGGAACTTTTCCACGATTTCTTTCCAGCCGCAGAATGTCGAAGCAAGTGTATTGAGATGAAAACCGCGTGTCTCCGCTGACGGGTTTGCCGCAACGAAGTGCCCCTGCTGCCCCATCTTTTTCCATTCGTGTTCCTGTGACTGCTGACCGCATTTCTCGCATTTATAGGTAATGCCTTTGGAAAGGTCTTTCTTATCAAAGACGACATTCTTCCATTCCATCGGCTGATAGTGCCCACACTTCGGGCACGGCACGCACCATTCTTCCTGCGTGCTTTCTTCATACTCTTTTGCGATCCGGCTGTTGACTTTCAATACCGGCGTGCTGACAACTACTGTCTTTTTATCCCAGAAGGTCGTCTGTCTTTTCTGCGCAAGGAGAAGCGGATCTCCCTCTGTTCCCGCGCTTGCTGGGTATCTATCCACCTCGTCTGCAAGAAGGACCTTGATTGGACGGCTGGCAAGGCTTGCCGGGCTATTTGCTCCGATAATCGTTACATGTCCGCCCGGAAAGTTCTTTTTGAGAATCGTGTTTCCGGAATACCGGCTCTTTGTATCTACCAGTTCCCGAAGGACTGGCGTATCTCTGAGCATCGGCGCAAGGAAGTCTTTTGAGAACGTCTGTGCCATATCAAGTGTCGGCTGCATGACCAGTGTCGGTGCCGGGTAGTAGTGCATGTAATAGCCGAGCATGTTCATGAGCATGGCCGTCTTTCCGATCTGTGCCGCGCTCATGATCACCACTTTCCGGATATGCGGGTCCCCGATGGCGTCCATGATCTCCCTTTGATATGGGGCTTTGTCCGTGTGCCACCGTCCAGGCTCCGCGCTGTTCTCCGCGGAAAGCATCCGGTACTTGTCCGCCCATTCACTGAGCGTCAGTTCCGGTGGCGGCTTCAAGGCTGCTATGCACCTTGCGAACATATCCTCCGTGTTCTTCGGTATGTCTATCGTCTTTCTTTTTCCCATGCTGTTTCATACTGAACCATATCGCATCCAGCTTTACCTTGATGCATTTCTGATACGGACAGACTATCTTGTCCTTTCCCGAATGTGCTTTCCATATGCAGTCAATGCATTTCTCATTCTTCTGGTTCATTGTCGTTGCCGCTTATAGCCATGGCGGCGTTATAGTTGCTCATTTCTTCGAGCGCTTCATTGATGGCATTCTTCAGAAGGTCGAAGATTGCCGATTGGTCCTGCGGCATTTCTGCCAGTGTCGGAGACAGCTTCGCCGGGATGATCAGCATCCGGCTCCTGACGTTCAGGCAAAGTGCTTTGATGCCTTTTTCTATATCTTCCGTGTTGTGGAGATTCCCTGAACGCAGCTCATTGTCCATCTCTGCGGCTTTCCGCTTTTCCGCCGTCAGTCTCATGCGCTCTGTCTGCAGGCTTTCCTTGCCGGCGCCGCCCAGGTACGTAATGTACTTGTTTACTGTCTGCTGCAGGTCATAAAGCCCCGGCCGCGCCTCCTGAATAATTCCTTCGTCCCGTAGCTGGCGGACCCGCCTTTCTGTAAGACAGAGCCAGTTCGCGACAACCCTACTTGTATATAGCTTCATCGTCCGTCTCCATCTCTTCATCCGGTCCGACTTCTACCGCACCCGTCGCGCGCATCATCATGATTTTAAGTCTGCGCTTTTCAAGTTCGATTCTTCGGTCGGATTCTTCCAGAGACCGCAGTGCATTTGCGATGGTCGCTATACGTCCCTGGACCTTGTACAATGCCTCATTAAGCTTCATGACTCGGCTAAATGCCGTGTCGCTGCTGTACATTCCCATCTGCTGTCGCCCGCCGTCCTTGCGTGTACCGTCTTCGCTCTTTCCCGGTTCACGCATATCCATCAGGCTTGACAGGTGTAGAGTGTCTTCCGGTTCCCTCTCGTACTGTGCGATCTTTTCAAGGATCCTGTGTTCCCGGACTTTCAATATCTGCATCTCATGTTCCAGGGCCGCCCTGCTGCCCATAGGCGCATTGTCGGCTATCGCCTTTTCGGAGTCTGTCAGCATATCAAAAAAGATGGCGCTGTAAGCTCCATCCTTTTCCGCATTCTTGTTTCCGATCGGCGCCCCGTCGTGATGTCCGGCAGCGTTCTTCTTTCCTCTGCTGTTTTGGTTCCCGGGCTGCCCGCCGCGTTTCTTCTTCGGCAGGCTCTCGTCCCACTTGTCTTTTACCTTCCAATTACGCAAGGTCTGATACGACGCGCCCAGCTCTTCCGCAAGGTCCCGAAGGTTGACGTCTTTCCCCTTGCTCCTTCTCGCGATGTATTCAGCCTTGGCGGTGTCGCGTTTCTCGCTCCGCTTCGCCATCCTACACCTCCATGCATGACAAGAGCCGGACACGCTGCTGCGCCCCGGCTCCAATTATTCACTGTATCAATATAACCCGAAAAACCTGCGAAAGTTGCTAATTTTTTATTTTTTCTCGGAAATCTTATTTGCCAGTATATATTCCTTAGCGGCCTTGTGTGCCCCCGCTCTACCATCCAGCCTTTCGTATCCCGGAATGGTATATCCGATGTAATTGATCTGCTTCTTTGTGAGCGTGAATCCCGAAAAGATGCTGTCTGTATATTGCGTTCGTGTTTCCCCGACTTCCAGCCCGTTCTCCTGGCAGTATACAACATAGCAGTAAAACCGCACCTTCTCCGCCTCGTTCATACCGGCCCAGATGTAGGATGCTATCTGCTTTTGGGACGAGAACATAGAAAAGCATACCCGGCGTTTTCTTGCTATTTCTTTTATCCCCACAGTTGCCCTGCTGTCGTCTTCCTCTTTGTAACGTGTCAGGAGCGCTGTAACATCTATGTCGCACATTAAGTTCGGATGCGGGATTCCTGCCCCGTTCAAATACTTTATCTGCTCAAATGACGGCGACCGGTCCAGAAGCGTCACCGTTTCGTATGGCGGCAGAGTGTCTTTCTTTTTTGCTTCTGATATCGCGTCTTCCACGTTGTTTGCAAGAACCACAATCCTCGATTTCTTGTTTGTTGGCTTCCTCGTCTTCTCGCTGACTCCGTACTTCCGCCCTACTACCTCGTATTGGTAAAAGCTCGCATAGCCTATCCCTGTCGGCGGCCCATCGTAGTATTGCCAATAAATCGGCGTGAACTCGTCCGGCTCTTCTCCGTTCCTCACATTATCCGGAACCTTCTTTTCAAGCTCTGCGTATCTCCCGTTCTTCAGCATTAGATAAATCATGTGCTTGCAAGGCACGCGCTTTTTCATGAAATCTTCACAGTCGCACCCGGTCATAGATACCTTGTGTATATTTCCGCTCTCCCGGTTTTCTATCACCGCTTCATTCTTTGACGCGCTCAGATATTCCTTGACGTACAAATCATCCTGCCTTGCCCTGATCAGTCTGTTCTCGAAATCTCTGCTTCGCAAGTATCTCTGGCTGAATCCTGCTCCCGCTGCCGTTCCCATTGATCGCAGAAAAGATAGTAATCCCATTATGTCCCCTTTATAAAATTTACGCTTTAGACATCTTTGGGATAATTATAAAGGCCGTATCGTGCTACCGTCAATTTGGTTTAGTCATTTTTGGGATATTTGGTGGTACGCATATGAAGATATACAGATGTGACTCCGGCAAATGTAATATCGCCGGATGTAAGATACGTTCTCTCCGTGAGGCCGCCGGTCTCTCGCAGGAACAACTCGCGGCAATGATCCAGCTTGCCGGTTATAACATCAACCAGAAAGCAGTCAGCCGCATTGAAACCGGCGACCGTGTTCTGCCTGACTATGAATTGATTCACTTCGCAAGCGCTCTGAATGTTTCTGTGAATTGTTTGCTCGGCCTGGAATAATTCCGGGCCTTTATTTTTTTGAACCCGTCTCTTATTTTTGCGCCCGGTCGAGGGGAAGGCGAAAAATCCCTATATACCTACCGAAATTTTGCGCTTCCGAACCCGTATAGGCCGAAGGGCGGCTCCCAGTACCTTGGCTGGATCAGGGGTGGGGATCCTTCGCGCGCGTGCGCGCGTTTAAGATGTAGCGATTGCCTCGGTTGCCGGGCTGCGGGATGCTGCCGGGCTGCGGGATGCTGCCGGGCTGCGGGATGCTGCCGGGCTGCGGGATGCTGCCGGGCTGCGGGATGCTGCCGGGCTGCGGGATGCTGCCG